CCGCCATAGTACTCCCACTTCTGTCTGTACATTCGTTGGTAATCACCATTAGACTTTTGCAGCAGTAATTGAAATCTAGATCGTTGATCAAGATACTTTGTTTTAATTTTTTGGTTCTTTAAAGATTCAGAACCAAGTTGTTCTTCGTTCTCTATAATAAGGTCTTTTCTTGCTTCTTCTTTCAATTGGTCTAAATTCATAAAATATAATTCTTTCAAAAAAATGAACAGAAATTTGATTTACTTTCTTTGTGTATATTGTCATTAAAGACTAAAATTTAAAAAATGTTAAAGTTTATCGCATCTGTTCAAACTTATTTATAAGGTTTTAATTTCATAAATTTGATATGCAAACTCAGCAGTTGCAATCATGTATTCTACATCTGTTGCTGTTTGAGTAAACTCTAATGCACTTAAAGATATAGGAAACATATTTTCAAAATTCACTTCAACAATAGGATTATTTTTATTGGAAAGAATTTGCAAAAATGCATCTGAATACATTGCTCTGTCAGGACTTGCGCGGCCAACTGTATCCACTGATGGCGTATCACTAACAGCTGGAGTATTTGATGTCACATCTCTGAATGTACTAAACTGCGATCTTTTATCTGGGAAACCAATACCCACCATCCAAGTGTGAAGTGAAATATAGTTTTCTAAGTATTCATCTACTATAAAATTAATAGATAAATTTTCATATACCAATTTTTCACCCATAGTAGGGATATCTTTAAATGGAGTGGCGTAAGTAACAGTACCAGAAGAAATGCCAGGAAGATTTGCACTAACCGTAAAGAATTCTACTTTTGGTAATTGATGAATACCAAAACGAAATTGAGTCGGACTTGCATAGTCTAGCTGATCAGGCTGTCTAGACATAGGTGATTGTGATGTTACCATATTACTATTTATAATAAAAAAAAGAGGGGTCCGAAGACCCCTCTAATTTTAATTGCGTTGTTGTTTATGTTACACGCTGAAGAACGATAGAATCAACTCCATTCACAGAAGTCTTCCGTGAAATGTACTTCATACCTCTCTTCACCAAACGATAAGGTGGAGACGGACGATAATCCGTGTGCTTCAACTTGGCCAAAGGAATAGAGAACCCCTCTCCAACATCAGTTTCATCCCAAGGGTACTTGGATGACCCACCACCTCCAGCAGACATATTGATACCATCAAAATCCTTGATAGTTAACTTCTTTACCATAATAAAAATTCCTCTTCATGGTTATATTCAAGAAACACCATGTCTCTTGATTATGTTTATAAGTTTACAGGAAAAGGTAAACAATGTCAATACCAAAATAAAAAAAATGCGACCAATAGTGGGTGGTTAGGGATACCGAAATAGAAAAACGGACTTCAGTATCCCCTAAAAAAAAGGGAGGACCGAAGTCCCCCCTAGTTTTACTCTACTATGTCTTGATTTTACATCAAGTTCGTAACTTTAACCCGACGATACCAAGCGTTGGTATTTGCATCCAGTGAAGCATCGGTATTAACCGTGTCACCAGCAGCAACCGCACCAGAGGCGGCGAAAGGATTAGCAGCAAGACCGTAACGAGTCTTGAAACCAATCTTGGGCTGGAAGGAACTTTCACCAACCGCACGAACCATCTGTAGGGGAACGTATGGGCAGTAGAAGAACCCTGCATCGTAAGGTGAAGTGCCCTTATAACCAACAACATAGTACTGCGAAGCAGCTACGTTAGCTGAATATGGATCAACATAGACCTTGTAACGACCATTCATAACACCAGCAAATGTGGTGGTTGTGTCGTCAACATTTAGGTTGTTTGCAAGAGCAGGAGTGTAATCAAGAACACCTGCCATCTGAAGTGCCGAAGCAACATCAGCGGAACAGATGACCATGTTACCCTTGCCACGACGAGTCTGTTGACCAATCGCATTGGCATCACGCTCGATAGCAAACATCAAACCCTTGAACTTCTCAACTGACCAACGACCATTAGAATCGGTATCCAAATCAAAGATACCAGCAGTTGTCGTATTAACCTGAGCACCCTTAACAGCGGTGACATACAGGGAACGAACTACCTCACGGTTAATTTCCGCAAGAATTTCAGAACTAAGAATATTAGCAAGTTCTGTCTCGGCGTCCAAACCATGAATTGCCTTCAAGTCTTGTGCCAACTCCATTGTGTACTCGGCCTTCAAGGCACGGGATACAGCAGTAACAGTTGACTTCTCAATCGAGAAAGCCATCTGACCAAACGAGTTGGTGCCACTATCGCCCAACGCCTCAGCCTGAGCAGTTGTCATACCAGTAGCACTTACATAAGTACCAGCAGAAGGACTGTCGTTGAGAACGGCAGGGTTAGTTTCGGTTGCACCAACATCGCCACCACCAATAGTACCGGCGGCGTTTTGGTTAGAAGCACCAGCCTGACCAGGCAGTGCTTCGTCCATAAGAGCCTCGGCACCGTCTTGCGACAGGAACGAAGAACGCATGGCAAAGATCAAACCCGTTGGGCCTGTCATTGGCTGCACACCACATACGTCATACGCAATAAGGTTAGGCATTGCACGACGAACCAATGAGATCAAAATTGGATCCCATGTATTCATCTGCCCGCCGCCACTGGCGTTGACTGGTGCTGTCTCTTGGAGATAGGAAGCGTCTTCACGCATTGCTTTTTCTTGGTTTTCCAAGATGAGGGTAGTAACTGCCCGCTTGTAAGAATCCTCAATCCTTGGGAGATCGGGGTGTTCTAGGACTGGCTGCCACTTTTCTTGTAGATGTTCTGTTTGAAACATTTGTTTCTCCTTTTAATTTACATCCGTTAATATAATGTTTTATGCACTCGCCTTTTGATTACGACTGATGGCCGACATATACGTTTTCATGGAATCTGTCGTATCAACGTCCTGTGCGGTGCTACCATCTTCATCATCAATAGCTTTATCACTATGGGTGTGAGATTTTGGAAAATAGCTTTCTTTCAGTGTATTAAGTTTTACACGAAAAGAATCCTCATCCCCAAAATCAACATCCTGAGTAAGTGATTTAAACTTTTCAATTTCGGTATCAGCCAAATCCTCAGATACTTCGGAAATGACCTGTTCACGAACTAGAGTTGAATTAGAAGATGTAAGGTCAACACTCTTTTGAATTGACTCGTTCAACTTCTTTTCTAGCTCGGAAATCTTCTCTGATTGAGCTTCCAGAACGTCATACTTCTCGTCTGGAACGTCAATATAATGGTCTTCAAACAACTGTTTCAATCCAGAAATAAAGTCTTCTGCAATTTCACCCTTCAAACCACGTTCGATTGCCAACTCGTTTTCTTTAGTCCATTCCTCAACAACATAATTGAGATATGTATCTACCTTCTCTGTAACCTCTTCCTTGAAAGACTCCATCTCGGCATCTTTCTCAGATTTAGTGTCTTCCTCAATACGCACGATCTCCGAACGAATCTTAGATTTAACAGCAGCCTCAAAGATTGTTGCTGCCTTGTCCTTAAACTCTTCTGAAAGGTCTTCCCCCTCAACAAGCGCATCAACAGCTTCTTTAACATTGATAGACTTGATTTTCTCTTCGATCTCTGCCTTCTGATCTTCGAGTTTCTTCAACTCTTCTTCAGTTGCAGCATTATCAGCTTCAGCAAGTTTAGAAGAATGAGTGGCCAACATCTCTTCAATGTCTGCCTTCTTCATTTTGCCAATCTGCTCTAGAGCCTGAGCTTTAGTCATTTTTTTATTCTCCTTTAGCTCCTCGCCGTCATGGTCGATTTCATCGCCCGCAGCAAGTTTCTGAGGAGTATCTGATTTACCAGCACTCTTCTGTTGAGCATCGCCACTAATTTGTTTTGCAGATTTCGTAGCAACATCTGTTGGCGAAGACTTTGCATCAGGGTCTACTACAGCAGCACCCCCGTCTTTTGCTTTCTCGCCTTCAACCTTTTCAGCCTTATCAACCCCAGCCACGCCAGGTTTTGGGTCTTTGGCATTGGAGACACTATCTCCAGCATTATCTGAACCCAAACCAAGGTCTGCGGCCTTGCCTAAAGGTTTCTCTGAGGCTTCTTCAAGTTCTGCAAGAACCTCTGCCTCAAGTTCTTCAATTGTTTGTTCTAAATCGGACATAGGTTTGTCTCCTTACCTTGTGTTATTATATTTATAAATTATAATTTCTTGAGGAATTTAGCAAATTCCAAAGCCTCAATTTTTGCATTCCTTTGACGCTTTTTAACATCAAACTTCTGCCTTAACTCAACAAGTTCCGCTTCTACTAACGCTCCATTGTTCCAAACCCATTCTTTACCTTCCATAATACCTTCTACGAAAGCATTTGGTGCAGAAGGGTCTGCAACAATATCAGCAGCGGTTGCGAGATAAAAATCATCTCTCACATAATTAGCACCATTTTTTTGGTTCAAACTACCCATGCCTCTAGAAGAAACACCCAATTTGCCACCTTCATCAATGATATTTTTAACGATCTCACCCATTGGGGTTCCCATAATTTTTGCTTCACCAACAAAATTCTTACCGTCTGGATATAATTCTGTAACCATATGAGATACTCTCTCAAGGTTAACGGTTGGGCCATCTGGATGACCTAACTCT